AACTTGTATGTTTTGCTCTAATTGAGCTTTTTCTTCTTCATCTGGTTCTAGCTCTAAGAAAATACCAAAATCGTGTAAATTTAAATCTACAATCTCATCTAGTGATTTTATATTATAGTTAGATATAGAGTTTTGTAACGATGCTCTTGTTAATGGAAATCTTAAAGCATCAGCTATTTTAAGAGAAACGTTCTCTGCTAGTTTAAGAGTTAAATACAAACTAGACTGAACAATATGTCTAGTAGCTACGTTAGATGCGTTAGCGGCTAGTTTCTGCAATCCTACAAGAGTAGATTTATCAGGAGTACTACCATCTCTAGCTTCATTAAGCCCTGTTACATCACGTATCATTTGCAAATAGTATTGATACGTTTGTATTAAGCTTTGTATCTTACCATAACCATTAGAGCTACTAAGCTCCTGTATAGGTACTTTACCGTGGTTCATTTCACCGTCTTGTGTCAATGATCTACCAACAATGGAACCAGTTTGAAAATACATATTTAATGCTTCAGCTGGATTGTAGTTTGTACCATTGCCAAGATCAACCTCGGCTAGACCGTCCATATCAAGATAAACACCATCTGGCACCATTCTTGAAAGCACTTGTTGTAGTTTTAGGTGGGTTATTTGTATCATATCAGCAAAACCAATACATTTGCTAACAACAGACTCTATTCTACCTTTATACATTCTAGGTGCACAAATAGCATAATTCATAGCTACTCTAGTTGTGTCAGCATAAGGTCTTGACATGTTTTCTGCTAACTCCCATTTTAAAAGTGTATCAGTACCTAACACCGTGGCTCCATTGTATAAAACCTCTATAGTTCTTGACACTCTTTCAAACATATCACTTTCTGGTGGATTAAAGGTATCTGGCTTTTCAATAGCTTTCATCAACCCTTGATCTGTTTGTTTTATTTTAAATACTTGATTATGATATGTTTTGTAATCAAAGTATAAAACTTGAACTGTATTTTCGTCGTAATTACCCCAACCATTTATATACTGTCTATTGCCAGGCATATTTTGAATACGCTCTAGCTCTTTTTCAGATATATTAGGAAACTCTTTTTTAAGTTCTGGTATTGTTATTGATTTTATTTCACCTACGTAATATACATCTTCAAAGTTTGGATCTTCTGTGTAAGAATAAACCATATAAGCTGGATCAACGTAATCAACTTTAACACCTTCAGAAACATTAAAACTAGTTTTAGCAGCAGCAATGCCTAACACAGTTAAGTCCATATTAAGTCTGCGTCTAACTAAATCATATTTGTTTTGTGCAAAAACAGTAGATATACTTTCTTCTTCTGCGATTTCTATAGACTGCTTATAGCTTAATTGCATTTTAAGTTCTAACTCTTCTTTAGACTCTGGAACGCTACCAGGATCTGACGATTGATGAAGGTTTATACCTAATATTTCGTTAACGCTTTGTATATAGTCTTTAGCTACCATATCCTCATATAGCTTAGCAGCGTAATCAGTTCTTTTCTTTACTGACTGAGGATCTTGAGCATATGCTTTTATGTCATAACTTTTCTTAGATATACCATTAACTACAATATCTACAAATTTAGATAAAATTGGTACTGGCTTCCAGTCTAAATTAAGATAAGATAAATCACCGTTTATAGATAATTCATCTTTATATTTTTGTATTGATTGCTCACCTCGAGCATAAAGTCTTAAATTATGAAAGTTATTCCAGTTGGTTAAATATCTATTACCGTTAGTTCTACCCTGTCTAAACCACTCATACTCTATAGCTTGAGCAACTTGCTTTCCATATTCAAACGTGTCTTTTTCTTCGTTACTTACAACTTGACTAGGAAAAGAGCTATTATTATTAGTATAAACGTTCATTTAACTTATTATTTTTGATGTATAACCTCTGTTATCGTATCTTTTGATACCTATATCAACCGGTTCTGTTTTTCTTCTATTTACTGGCGCATACCTATGTTTATTACAAGCCATTAAAGCTAATCCCGAGCTAATAGACGCATCGTGAGAAGTTCTATTGTTTATATTAAATTTAGCCCAGTCTTCTAATGTTCTTTGAAAATACATATCACCATAACCTGTTTCTTTCAAACCTACAAATGTTTCTATGTAAGATTCAATAGCCGCGGCGTGTGCTTGTTTTATATCTTCACTTGAGTTAGGTATACCACCTATTTCTTTTTCTGTTACAGATAACTTGTTTCTACTTCTATCTGGTCTATTCATCGCAAAACCTCTATAACCTCTTTTTTTAAAATAATATAAAAGTCTTGGTTTGTTGTTTTCAGCTAATATTGGCATACCATAAAAAGCACAAGCCATTAAAACATCTTCAAAAAATATTTCAGCTGTTTGTGGTCTTGCTATGTATTCTAAGAAAAAATGATTAGGCGGCGCGTCTTCCATTGAAAACTTTGTTAAGCCGTGTAAAGATCCGTTAGAACCTCTTTTATCTACTGTACCTGATATATCGTATGGATCACACCCGAACGCCCCAATGTGTTCGTTTCCAGGGTAATAAATACCATTTTTACTGTATTTTTTATTTTGCAAATGTATAGGTGGAACCCAAGAGATTAAGAATCTACCATTTTTATTTGGATTAAAAATAACTCTAGTATCTTGTTGACTGTTTTCCCATTGAAATGATCCTTGCGTGACGTTTATAGAGTTACGCATATCTTCATTAAAGTCTATTTGCTCATATATTTTAGTTAGATTAAACAAAGATTGTTTTGTTTCATCTCTAAAAGCGTGTTTTTCTGTACGTGGAAACTGTCTGTAAAATTCATTTAAAGCGTCTTGATCTTCCTTTAATCCTTCTACTTCGTTCTCCCAGTATTCTATTACACCTATTTTTATCTTTTCACCCTGTGGACCTTCTACCGGTTTTTCTGGAGTGTCGAATATAGGTAGTCCATAACAATCAATGTATCCTTCGTAATTCCACTCCATAGGTATAAACAAAGAATATAATCCTGAGCGAGTCTGTCCATTGGCATTTCGCTTCGTAACATCTGAGTCGTCATAGAGTTTTTTAAAATTTTTGCCTCCTTTATCATGTGAATTTGATGTTGAGCCCATCATGCATTTACCTATAATTTTACTACCTAATCGTAAACAGGTTTTAGTAACGCGCCAATTATTTAATATATTATTAGGTTTTTCCCACTTTCCACTTTCATCGTGTACTAGTAGTTTTAGTTTTTCACCATCGTACGAGTTGTCCCCCGTATTCTTCCAGTCGATTGTGGTATCAAGACCGTCGAGCTCTTGAAGCTTTTCATTGGTTTCAAGTTTTTTTCTAGTGTATTTTGTAGCCGGTACTCTGTATGCAAGTTCGGTTTTCGGCCTGTCCATACCGTCCTGGATCGGTTTGAAAAAGAACGGGTAGTTAACCGAGATCGGTACGACCTTATCTGTGAACATCTTCTTAGCGTCGGGACCAGACTTTGACAGGATACCAAACCGTGCATCACTTGAGATCGTCGCAGCATTAACCGTTTCAGCTGAGGACATAAACGAGAATCCTGAGCGGCGGTTCTTAAGATAACACATTCCGTAACACCGTGAGTCTGCCCTGCAAGCTTCCCAGAATATAAAGAATAATCTGTTTGACTCCCTAAAGTTTGGCTGCCCAACATCAATTTTGCTCCACTGCAGGTACATAAAGTGAGTACCAGTAATGTAAGTAGCCACACTCTTATTATAGAACCAAAAACCTTGCTCTCTTTTATTAAATTCGTTATCAATGTAATCATACCATTTTTCTTTAAAGTCTACTGGGTATTCTTCCCAATCAAAAACAGACTTTATTTTTTTAAGCTCTTGAGGGTATTCAGTGTGTTCCCACTTATTACTTTTAAATTTATGAACCTTACTAGCTTTGGGTAATCCTATTTTAAGGTTTTGTATTTCGTATATTTCACCTACCTCGCCAGTCTTGCTTATAACTACTAAGTCATAATCTTCGTTATAACCATATTCCCACTTCTTGGCTTTGTTCATTTTAGCCATTGCGTGAGGTTTTATATAGTCTTCGACTACTTTATATAGTGTTTGATCGTACATTACTTAGATCTTCCTTCAGCAAAACCTTTAAAAGTCTTTTCTTTCTTAACTTCTTTTGGTTTATCGTTTAATAACTCTTCTTCGTTTTCTATTCTAGTAAGTATCTCAAAAGCATCAAATATAGCTAGCTTTTTTGTAGCTGCAGCGTTTTTAAGTCTGTCAGCGGATATATCG